GCATTCAAAAGTGGCGACAACGAGTCGGTGCTGTGGAAGCTGATAAGATATCTAAGAAAGCGTCCACGCGCGGTACCAGAATTCACGGGTTATGTGAAGACTATCTTAACAACAAAGAACTTCCAGAGCTGTCCATGCTGGATAGAGACACCTGGAACACATTCTGCCCCATTGTCGAGCGAATCGACAATATCCATGCTGTTGAACCCTTTCTCTTTAGTAATCATCTAGGCATGGCAGGTCAATGCGATGCTATTGCAGAGTTTGATGGCAAGCTATCGGTCATAGACTTCAAGACATCAAAGAGGGTGAAATATCACTCTCAGATATCCAACTACTTTGCACAGTGTGCCGCATATGCTATCATGTATGAAGAGATGACTGGCATTGCTATCAACCGAACTGTAGTTCTTATTGCAGTTGATGGTGACTCGCCCCAGATATTCATTGAGAAGCGCGACAACTATGTTCCGCACCTACTAGAAACAAAACGAATGTTTGATAATGGCGAAAGTGATTAAACCACTTGACAACACACACTCTTTCTGCTATTATAAATACTAGATTCGATGATGTTAGCGTTATAAGAAGTATGGACTCGGGTTCGAATCCCGACGGCTCCACCAATAAGTACACTGTGAAAGCAGAGCAGATCAACGGTAAAACGTGTTATCTGATTTCAATACTCGTAACCGGCTTAGAGTAGCAGTGTACTTTTTAATGGGGCTGAATTGGTGATCGACATGCGACTGAATGGCTAGCGGAGAATAGGTCAATGCTAAAGACCTTGAGGTTTGGGCGATCCCCGGACGGAGAAGCAAAACCATAAATGCAAACGATGAAGTTTTTGCACTAGCCGCATAGGTTAGTTGAGGCATGGGAACCACCTTATAATCAAACGGTCCCACCACAATGTAGGAAGGATACTGTATGTTATTACTACGAGAGAAGTTAGTATATACGGCAATGTTTTTTATACTTGCCAGTTATACAACATTAAACCTAGTTCAGGCATTCGATACGCCTGATATAATAGAAACAGAAGCAGTGGAAGAAACTGATCCACTTAAAGAAATCTTTGATACCATTGATGAAGTAGATTATAATAATAGTATTGTCGAAAGTACTATGTCAGATGCACATTGCCTAGCTACTAATATTTACTTTGAGGCTAGGGGTGAATCAGACGCCGGTCAGATAGCAGTTGCTTTTGTCACATTGAATAGAGTAAGAAGTAGTAACTTTCCAGATAATATTTGTGATGTTGTATATCAAGCACAACATTCAGAATGGTGGAAAGAACATAAGAACAAGTTAGTACCCATTAGACACCGTTGTCAGTTTAGTTGGTATTGTGATGGTAAATCTGACAAAGTACATAATGAAGTTGAGTACATCCGTCTTCTGGGACTAGCATTTGAAGTGTTGTTGGATAACCATATAGATAATACTGGTGGTGCTGTTTACTACCATGCGGATTACGTTGAGCCATATTGGGCGATAGCTTATAACAAGACAACGAGTATTGATGATCATGTTTTTTACAGAGAGTAGTTCTTGAATATTATAGTCACCGGCGGATGTGGATTTATTGGTTCACATCTTGTCGATACTCTATTGATTATGGGTCACAATATTCTAGTAATAGATGACATGCGATCTGGCAAATGGATCTGTGAAAGTCCTAATGTGATGTATATCAAGAAAGATGTGTGTGATGCAATTCTCCCAGAAGGAGACTTTGATGCCATTGTACATCTAGCAAACACGCCTAGAATTCGATTAGCCTTAGAACAACCTATTTTAGCATTGCGTAATAACATTGATCCAACAATACATGTTGCAGACTGGGCAAGAAAGTTAGATTGCCGCTTGTATTTTGCGACATCTTCTAGTACAATATACTCAGACAAACTATCTAACCCGTACACATTGGGTAAATCTGCCAGTGAAGATATTCTACAGATGTACGAGAAGATATACAATTTAAAATATAATCTGATGTACTTCTACAATGTATACGGACCAAGAGAAGCAGATTATGGAGAACACAGTACTGTTATTCGCTGTTTCAAGAAAGCAATCGTTGCAGGAGAACCATTGAGAATATTTGGCAGTGGGAGAAAGACGAGAGATTTTACCCACGTTGATGATGTTATTGATAGCATCACTATGTTACTTAATACTGAAAGAAAAGTAAAACACGCCCATCTGGGGACAGGCTCACCACGTTCTATAATGGAAGTAGCTACCGCATTTGATCACAAATTCATACATGAGTTTAATCGTAGTGGGGAAGCAGAAGACACGTTGTGTAAGACACCCTATTCACCATGTTCGTTTGATGTCATACAATATATTACTTCATGGAAGCAAGACTTTAACGAGTCGTTGGAGTATCTCAAAAACCAAAAGGATATAAACTAGATGCACAAAGTAGTTGATAATGATTTAAGCGACACGCCTACCATGTCGGACGTATCTCTTATAACAAAAGAGTTCAGAACATCAAATGATTTTTCACAACACATTGAGAAGATGGCTAATATAACCAATAGCTATATCGATGCTGTCGTTGATTACTGTGAGAAGCGAGACATTGAAATTGAAAGTGTTAAGAAACTACTGTCAGTATCCTTGAAAGATAAAATAAAGAATGAAGCTGAAGAACTCAATATGCTGAAAGGAGCTAAAGGCGGCAAGCTACCCATATGATCGATCCGTTTGAACTTTACAAATTATATCTTGCTCTGAAACTACACTTCACCAAGAAAGATTATGACATCACCAAAACAAAAGGTGCTGTTAAAGTGAAGAGAGAAACCTTTCTGAAAAGAAGAGACTTGATATCGATTCGTAAATTGGCTAGAGATTACAAACGGGCTGAGATGATAGACTTTCTTGTAGCTAACTTTGTATCTGGTGAGAAATGGGGAGGACTGTTTGATGCTGAAGCTGGCAAGCGATATAAAGCCTGGCTTCAAAGGAAGGCTAAGAGAGAGTACATCTTTGAACAAGACGTAGATAAGATACTACTGGAGATGGAGAAGCATAATATATCTAATCCTTTTTATGCAAAAAACTCTCAACACCCCTTGACATTCAGGCTTTATTTTGCTAATATAGTTACTATAGAATCATTAGTGATACTTGATAAAAGTTTTAACTACGCAGATTCTAACTCGGAAGATATTTTTATGGATGACCTATGTTTGATCATTAAGAAGTATCGACCGTTTATAAGAATAACAGACAAGATGAAGTCCGTTATAACACCTCTTGAAACCATTATAAATAAGGATGTAGAGTTCTAATGAGCAAGAAAAAGCGCAGTCATAGAAATGTGAGTGATGAGCGCCGTGTTAGGAAAGTTGATAGTGAATTAAAAACACCTCTTGACAAGTACAAGCATATACTATATAATGATTACTTGTATGATGAAGATGACTTTTATTATGATACAAATACAAACCATACTTCGCAAATACATCGCAATAAAACCCAATACAACGCATATACGGAGAAATAAATATGTCTTTTAGTAACCTTTCTGACCTACGATCTGCACGTGGTAACTTTGACTCTCTAATGAAAGAAGTAGAGAAGATGAACACAAATACTAACCAGTCTAATAAAGACGATGGTAATATTTGGAAGCCCACTGTCGATACTGCGGGTAACGGCTACGCTGTTATTCGATTCCTTCCAGCACCTCAAGGAGAAGATTTGCCTTGGGTACGCATGTGGAATCACGGCTTTCAAGGACCCACTGGAAAGTGGTACATTGAAAACTCACTGACCACTCTTCAACAGCAAGATCCTGTTTCTGAACTGAACAGCGAATTGTGGAACAGTGGTTCTGATGCAAGCAAAGAGATTGCTCGGAAGCAAAAACGTAGGCTTGCTTATTACGCCAACATCATGATTGTCCAAGATCCATCTGCACCTGAAAATGAAGGTAAAGTTTTCATGTACAAGTTTGGTAAGAAAATCTTTGATAAGATTATGGAAGCAATGAAGCCAGAGTTTCAGGATGAGACTCCTCTAAATCCTTTTGATTTCTGGGATGGTGTAAACTTTAAACTCAAGATTCGTCAAGTTGAAGGTTATCGCAACTACGACAAGTCAGAGTTTGAACAAACGCCAGTAGCAGTCGCAGAAGGTGATGAAGCAATTGAAGCAATTTGGAAACAGCAACACTCTCTATCAGAAATGGTGGATCCAAAGAACTTCAAGTCATATGACGAACTGAAGACCAAACTTACTATGGTACTCGGTGGCAAATCTGTCCCGGCTGCAGCCTCGGCTCAAACGGGAGACGTAGAAGATGATATCTTTGTGTCTAAGAATAAGCCAGTCGATTCCACAGTAACGGTATCTTCTAGTACGGATGATGACGATGCTATGTCATACTTTTCAAAACTCGCTGAAGACTAACCTCTAGTGTGATGCTTTAGGAGGGGAGGGGAAACTCTTCCCTCCTTTTTTTATAAGGATTTAAGTACAACTTGGAATCTAATGCATAGTATTATATTTGGTGGCTTATTAGAAGATTTGGGTGGTGATCCATCAGCGGTTAGTATTCGCCGATCTTCTGGTGCACATAAAATTGCCACGTTCCTGCGACAAAATGATTACGATGTTGAAGTACTAGATTACATCCATCGCTGGTCACTTCCACAACTCCAAGAATTCACACAGAAAAGAGTAACGAAAGAATTACTCTTCTTTGGCTTTAGCTCCACATTTGCAATTAGCACTCCTACTGTTATTGAGTTTGTCCACTGGCTCAAAAAAACCTACCCAAACATCCCAATCGTATGCGGCAGTCAGAACGAAACAATGAAAGACTTGCCAGTAGATTGGTACATTTATGGGTACGGAGAGTATGCTATATTAGCACTAATTGACCACTTCCAAGGCTCTCCAGAGCCGAGGCACAAAGACCGCCTTATAGATGCATACACTGACTATCGCGCATATCCGAAGTCGGACCTGAGCGTCCACTACGAGGCTAGAGACTATATAGCAGAAAGAGAAATATTATTATTAGAGATGGCAAGAGGATGCAAATTCAAATGCTCCTTCTGTAGTTTTCCTATTCTGGGTGTGAAAGATGATCACACCTCCTCAGAGCAGAAGTTATATGATGAGATGTCAGAGAACTATGATAAATGGGGCACCACTCATTACATGGTGTTGGACGAGACATTCAATGACTCAAGTGACAAGATTGCCAAGTACGCCAATGTAATTAAGAAGCTCCCCTTTCAGCCTACGATGACTGCTTATATTAGAGCAGACTTAATGGTATCTAGAATACAAGACTGGGACAATCTCATTACAATGGGTATCACCTCGCACTTCTATGGTGTGGAGTCTATGCATCAACCTTCTGCTAAGTCTATTGGCAAGGGTATGAACAGTGGGCGCATTCAAGATGGGTTGATTCAAGTGGATGAGTACTTCAGAAAGAATGCTGGATTCTACAAGGGACACATCTCTCTGATTGCAGGTCTGCCCCATGAGACAATGGACACACTGAGAAGCACTAAGAAATGGCTAGAAGAGAACTGGTCGCATAATAGCTTTCACATGAATGTATTGATGATTAAAGACTTAGAGAATAATGTCAAGACACTGAATCACAACTCAGTCATGGACAAAGATTGGAGAAAGTTCGGATACAGACGCGCTGAATCACACGTGGATGATATTGATTGGGCTAAGAGTGTTAATCCATACTTCCAGAAGTTGTATCATTATGTAAGAGACTCAGGATACTATCTTAACTGGGAGAATGATAATCTTAATCTGCATCAAGTAATGAAGTTTTGTGCGGAAGAGTGGAGTCAAGCTAAGGTGAGAAACATCATTGATCCATTCATGTACGATAAGTTCTTTATTGACCCTAGCGTACAATGGAAAGACTTCAGTGAGATGGAGTACATGGAGAGAAAGACTGACCACATACTACAGCATATAGATGGATATATTCAGTCTAAGCTCCGTTAGAAAATCTTGCTGAACCCATTGCGGCAGATTTCATCTCATCACCCGTGATAACATTAACAACAGGTGGAGCGACACTAACAACTGGAGCGACTGGTGCACCACCTGACTGAATAATAATTGGCGCACCTCCACCAGAACCAGCACTAGTATCATTAACAGCACCTGTCTGGGAATCAAGTTCAGATTGTTGTCTCGCTCTTGCCATAGCTCTCGATCTGCCCATTCTACCCCCACCACTTGCTGAAGAGTTACTAGTCGCGTCAATGGGCGAAGGTGAGTTACCGCCGCTTCCCGTTACACTTGAATCAATACTTGTATCTCCGCCAACACCGTCTATCGTTATTGTTTCATCAGCATCACCTACAGGTATCGCGGCAGCATCACCTTCACTCAAACTACTAGCCCATTCACCAAGTTGTTTTGCCATCTCAGCCCCAATATCACGCATACGCCCAGCGGCAACACTTTCTCCAGATTGAATTACGTTACCTTCAGCGTCTTTTACGTCAGGCTCCTCCGCTGGAAAATTGCCGTATATACTTTCATATACATCTCTTGATAGATTGACTGACATTGTAGTCATTGCAGCCGCTGTTCCTATACCAGGAGCTAAGGATGCGACCGCACCAGCCAGGTCGAGACCAGCGCCAAGAAAATCTCCCTTGATCGTTCTCCACAAAGAAGAACCTATTCCGAATACTGTGCCCACAACAGGAATTGCCTTCATCACCCCCTGCGCGGCTTTTGCGGCTACTATCTTTGCTACAGCCGCTGCCACTTTACCTTTGGGTACAACTTGTGATACTTTTCCAGTGGCGCCGGTTAGACTATAGACATTGCCAGCGGAATTAATTCCGCGACCGGTATTACTTAATACGGTATTCTTTACAGCCTCGAGTCCAGTCACCACTCTACCTGTCTTACCAACAGTCACACCCCCATCAATAGCATTCGCCGCGGGCGCGATGGCTTGCCCGGCAGCATTTAGAACCCTACCCATCAAGGTCTTGGGTTTGGTAAGGGCTGATACAGTTTGCATCTCACCTAGGTTATCCTTCATGGATCCACCCACACCTTCTGCTAACCCTACAATCCCCTCGCTCTCCACATCTCCAGAATCTCCAGAATTTTGTCCGAAGAAATCGATTTCGCTTTTATCCTTGTTAACTAACCGACCGTTCTCATCTTTATTCTCGGCAAGTATCGTATTGGTTTCACCTTGAGCCTTGTTCATCATTGCCATTCCAGCAACCAGTGCCGCCATTCCAGCGGCACCCTGTAGACCACCTACCATAGCTTTCTTTTTCTTGGAACCATCCTTGCCCAGACTGAACATATCCTTTATCGAGCCTTCATCAGCATTGCCTGCTTTTTGAAATGTCTCTGGAGGAACAGTCTTTGCATTGATCTCTTTGAGTTCTTCTTTAATCTGTACTAACTCACGCTCAACATCGTTTAGATTTTCAGAACTAGACTCTAATGCATTACGATTAACAGTGGTGTTTTTTCCATTATTTGCCGCGCCTTGAGCAACAGGCAAAGCAGAAACCGTATTGTTACCACCCAATCCACCATTACTATCATTAGCCGCAATGTTAGCACCCGCAAGCTGTCCGAAGCCACCAACTTGCTGACCACCTCCACCCATCACCGCACCAGCACCAGCACCCAGCAGTGCTCCTTTGCCAAGTGTGCGTATTGCTCTGCCTGGCAATTTCACTGCACCTCTACCCAAGCTACTAACAGCCGATCCGGCTGATCTCAACATGTTTTTGGGCAGAAACTTTAATGCTCTGGTTGCGATTCTTGATTTTATAGACATTGTTGCAATCTCTTTTTAGGTTTTTTGTTTCTGTTTATCTGCCTTTTTCTTGAGATGGTCGATTAACATCCCGACATATACTTCCCTCTCCCAAGGTATCCAGCTTTCTATTTCTGTCAATGAATACTTATGTTCTTGCATCAATATAAAGTTGGTCTTGAAGAAGTTCTCCAATGTTTCATGAGAGAGGGTTAGACGAAAAAATCTAAATACCCATTCATGTAGAAAGAACTTTCTTTAGCACAATCCTTATTCTTGCAGGTAAAGTTAATTTCATGTTCTAATACTGGCATAGTTTCAAAGAAATTCTTAACATGCTCAAATTCCTTCAATGACATGTTCTCAATATATTCTAATCTTTCTTCAGCTTTCAACTCACTACAATCAATGATTTCATCCGCAGTATGAATTTCCAATAAACAATTAGAAGATGCTTGGTAGATATCTGTCAGTTGTTCTGCTCCACCTATCTCGACTAAATCACTGGCAGAAGGATAACCCATAACCAATTGAACGGTCTCGCTTATCTTAATAGGATTCTCATGTTCATCGTCTGTTTGTATCTCAAAATCTCTCAAGTCAAGTTCACCTGGCATCACTTCTTGGCAGAATCCACAAGTAAAGTTTACACCGAACACTGGCGATATTGACTGCGATCTAAGTTCTAGGAATGCCTTCTGTAGATCGAATACGGGCAGTTCATCTCCTTGTATTTCTCCAAACGAGCAGTTTGTTATCACTTGCTGTATTGCCTTAACTAGATCAACCAAGTCATCTGATTGAGTTGCGAGTACTAGTATCTTTTCTTCCTTCACTAGAAAGGGTCTAAACTTAAACTTTTTCTGTTTCGATAGAATCTCGATATCAAAAAGAGGATGTTCACTTTGTGGAATTGCCATTATATGCTCCTAGGTTAAAATATATTATCAATAGTATCGTCTATCAAATCGTTTATCGTATTCTTCACGCTGTTTTTAAGTTGTCCCTCAAGTGTACCAAATCTGAGATTGAGGAACTGTCCAAGAAGGCTGCGTCTATCTCCTTTCTTACCGGGTGTCCATTTGAGGAATGAGAATGTAACTGTCATTCTTGCCACTCCTTCACCTGCCGCATGTCCAAGAGGAGTCAATGATAGTACTCGCGGGAATGCTTCATGTAATGTCCACTCGCCAATAATTTCGTTTTGTCGATTGAGAGAATACACTGTTATTTCTCCAGTATAATCTCCGTAGAATTTAACTTCCTTGGACACCGGGTTGACTATCTCTTTCATCCATGATTCAAAGTATTGTCTAGAATTCCATTCGGTATCAGCAAAGAATGTTATTGCGGCTGTGTCACCATAAAACTCCACGTTAGAAACTCTGTTCTCTGTCCATGGTCCAATCTTCACAGGATTGTATGTCAGATTTAATCCAGGAATAGAAACCTCTTCAACCATCATAGAAGCCTCGCGCTCGTTTGCATCTATGCCCAGAGGACCATTAATATAACAAGCGAATCTATTAGCCCTTGCCAAGTCATTCCGTCTTACATGTGTTACCATGTCATTGAGACTGAATACAGGCTTTTTCCTTTTCTTCTCTTTTTCTTCTATGATTGGATCGCTTGTTTCAGGCATCGTTTACTCTCGCTATAAATAACTGTTGAACTGCTTATAAGAGTATTTATATGACCTACACAAAAAACCTCCACCGAGGACGATTTAATCCTAAAAACCCTGAAAAATATAGGGGAGATGTAACTTCAATCGTATATCGGTCTGGGTATGAGGTCAAGTTTATGAATTGGTGTGATAAGAATTCTGATGTTACTGAGTGGAACTCTGAAGAGGTAGTTGTACCATATCGCTCTCCAATGGATAATAAGGTACACAGATATTTCATAGACTTCTACATTAAGGTCAATGGAAAGCAGTATTTAATTGAAGTCAAGCCAGACAGATTCACTAGGGCGCCTGCTATTCCTAAGAGAAAGACAAAGAGATTCCTGAATGAAGTTGCACAGTTTGCAGTCAATGAAGCAAAATGGAAATCTGCCCGAGAGTTTTGTGCTGATAGAAACCTAGAATTTAAGATAATAACGGAGAAAGAGTTAGGCATCTCTTATAAATAAGTATATGAGTAATCCATTTCAGCAAATAAGAGCCAATTCAAACAATCAGAAGAAGAGTTTCGACTGGTACATGAAGCAAGTGGCGGTGGTAGCCAAAGGAATTAATTCTTTTCAGTCCGCGGTGTCTAAGGATTCTGACATAGGAAAGTTTGTCAATAAGGTAGATTTTGGACAGATGTATCTCTTTGCATATAATCCAAAGCACAGAGACACCTTGCCATACTATGATAGATTTCCATTGTGTCTTCCTATAGAACCAGCAGTTGGTGGGTTTGTGGGAATGAACTTACACTATCTATCTTATGGCTTACGGGCACAATTGTTGGGTAAATTAATTGAAACAGCAAACGATAAAACACTATCACCGGATTCTAAAATGCTATATAATTGGGACATGCTAAAGAATGCTTCTAGATTTCCAGAAGTTAAAGCGTGTACAAAAAGATATCTATCAAATCAAATGCAGTCTAGATTCTTGAAAGTTAAT